TCTTGCATGGAAACAGCTCTTCACGAGTGGTTTGCGTATGGGCGCGAGCATTACGAAATGCGCCTTGAGCAATTGACCCGTGTAGCATTGGCTGCTGGCTTGTGCCCAACTAGTGCATTCGTGAGTTACGACGAACGAGTGGCTAAATGGCATGAGAAGTATGCCTAAACGGGTCCGGTAATATGCCTGGATACCATTTGTACATAAATAGGCTTGCATATTTTCATATTTCATGCATTTTTGTATCAATAATTGTAGATGTACATATATTTATTTCTTACATATCAAATTTTCCTGTTGTAATATCTATGACCCCTTTGGTGGGAAGGAGAAATCTTGAATCTCAAAATTCAAGCGAGGTAGAGGTCCTTGTTCAACCTTTAGTGTCGGATGATACGAATTTTTCAGGAGGAAATGATATAGCAAGTATTCCTGAGTATTTATACTATACTTGCTCTCCGCAGTCAGAAGAAATGAAGACTAGCGGAGGACCTGAGGAAGGGACTGTAGCAACTGGTGCTGATGCACAGAATGTGCATTTTAGTGATGCACATCCTGGTTATGTAGATGATCGCGGGTGGACAAATTCTGATCCATTGCGAGATTCTACATTAATGGATGACGCTTTGTTGCAAAATTTCTTTTCTCGACCTATTAAGATAGGTGAGTACGAGTGGCCTGTGGGCAATGGTACTTCACTGGATTTTATTGTTAATCCTTGGGATCGGTTCTTTGGAAATAAAAGAATTATAAACAGGATAAGCAATTATAGGTTGATGAAAGCAAATTTGAGGGTCAAATTCCTCATTAATGGAAATGCATTTTACTATGGGCGCCTTTTGGTGTCATATATACCTTTGCATCTCTATGACAATACCACTTTGATGCGACCTGGAATCAGGGCCGATTTAGTGGAGGCGTCACAAAGACCACATGTGTATTTGAATCCTACTTTGTCACAAGGAGGTGAGTTATTCTTACCTTTCTTTACTCCTTTAAACATGTTGGATATAACAAAGATAGAGTATAGAGAAATGGGTTATTTCAACATTACTCCTATTCAAGAATTGAAGCATGCAAACGGAGCTACGGCTCCTATCACAGTTTCGATTTTTGCATG